GCTGCCGCGGGAGATAGGTGGATCACCTCCTCTTAGGCCTTGGATACCTGCTTAAGCACCTGATTAGCTCCGGTTGCTGCAAGGCCGGATGTAATACCGATTGCAGCCGCATTAATCACATCGCCTGCCGGGAAATCCGGCATCAGATACATGCCTGCTACTCCCAGGATGCCACCGGTCACACCGCATACAACCGGAATAAGCTCATCCTTAACCTTTTCGGACGCTTTACATCCCACGCCTGCCAGATAACAAATAGCAGTGATAGCGGCTACACTCGCAATTCCAAGTTCCATTCTTATCCCTCGCTTTCTGCTGGACCATACGGCATGGCTAGACTTCGGTGATACAGTTCCTCTCCGGTACCATTACCGCCCAATGCCTTGTATGGCCGAAACAAATACTCTAAATTATCGCGATCATCTAAACCGCAATACCCTCGCTGCAGATAATACTGACAAGCCTGGTACAAGCGGTCGTGAAGCAAGGCAAGAACTGCCTCGTTGATAGCCTTAGTTCTTACCCGTTCTTCCTTGAGTTGCTTTGACAATTCGCGATAGGCCACACCGAGCGCGCCAGATATAGCTGCAAAAAGCCATGCTGCCCGGTGTGTGGCTGCGTACTGCATAATTAACTCCATGTCCTTACTCCTCGATCAGTTCTTCGCACTCCAGGTCAATCAGGATCTGTTTAACCTGCGGTTTAATTTTGTCTGGAACCTGCGCATATGTCTTTTTGCCCTTAACAATTAAAGTTGCATAAATAACTGCCATATCGTTCACCTCCTTCCTCAGCACTAAAAAGAGCAGCAGCCTAAGCATTTAACAGTGCCTCGACTTCTGCTCTGAGTTTCTTTGGTACATCATCGATTGTTTTCCGACCTTTGCGAATAAGATCCACATACACCATTGCCATTACACCTCACCTCCTTCTTTTGCTTCCAGTGCTTCGTATACTTCACAGATTGCCATCTGCGTGTTGGTAACTTCTTCTTCCAGTTCGAGCTTACTCTCATACTGCTCACAAAGAGCCATCTGAGTTTCAGTTAACTGAGAATCAAGTTTCTCGATGGTGGCATTTGCCTCTTTTAAATCTTTCTGTAATCTTCCGATGTCCGACTCCGGGACATAATCGAATACAGGTTTCGGGTTCTTTGCATCTGTCACATCAATGTGATTCAGTACTGCTCCATCTGGGATATCAACGAAAATCGCAGTCAAACCCTGTGGAACGGTTGTCTCACCGTATGAGATGTTCCAAATACGCCCTGTTGCGTCATAAATAACTAATGCGTTCATTTGTGTACTCCTTTCGATTAGTATTTAGATAAGTAGATCTCGTTAATCTTGCTGTCAACCGTTGTCTCAGCACTGGTACTACCTCTAATGGTGGAAAAACTAACCCAAAGGTAAGCCCATTTTTGTACGTTAGCTAACGGTATCGTAACCAATGTCCATGTTTTATCTGGCAATTCAGACACACCACCCGGTTGTTTACCAGCGTCGTCACTCGGGTTATCAAGGAATTTGGCACCAACACTAGTGACTCCATAATGATTCTTTTGTCCGTATACGTTCATTTTTAAATATTTATAACCACTGAAATTTATTGATGATTTAGTTACTCCGATACGGCGTGTATCATTTTGAGTGAACGTAATAGTTCCTCCGGAATCTACAGGAGCTACATTAGCCTTATAACCTGTAAAACCCGGAGTTGTCATATTGGACCACGTTCCATGATTGTAAATCCACAACTTATCATCCACATATCCTTGAAAGGTTCCTTTCTTTCCGTAAAAATCAACGGTCACACCTTTTTTAATTACGTTTGCAGACGGCAGTGTGAATGCTGGAATAATAATATCCCCTGTCATTTTCTTCTCGGCACAAGAAATTCTCTGCTGACTGGTTGACGGGGTATAAGTTCCACCGCTCATGGTCTGCATCGTACCGGACAAAGGATTTCCATCTTTATCGACAATCACTTTCCCGGCTAATACATCCTTTGCTTCCGCAGTGATAACATCCAGATTCTTCCCATTGACTACACCCCCTTGAGTCCGATTGTAATATCGGTAGTCGGTTTCTTATATACCTTGAAAGCGACACTGCCGTCAGCTGTTGTGCCAGTTCCAGAAGTAATAATTCCATATGCTTTGCTGTAGGCTTTCTGCACTTCCTCAGATGCCCCGTCTTCCAACATGCTTACTACGATAGGGGAATCATCAGCCTTAACCCCTTCTATCATTACGGTCTGGGCATAAGGGGCAAAATCACCCGTCCACCCGGTAGCGGTCAGTGTTACCGGTGTAACGTGATTTATCTGATTGATGGCAGCGTTTGTGCTGTTGATGTCCTTTGCCGCAAACCGATCCCCTTCCTGTGTGTATTTAGTTGTGTCAAGTATTCCGGAGCTTCCGTCTGCGTTCTGGGTAATGCGATATGTCTTCGAACCCTCGTATATCGGATCTTTATAATCCTCTTTCAATCGCATCTAATTCGCCTCCATTCAGTGTAAAATTCAGATATCTTCTTCCGTTTATCGCTCCCTGGATATTGCTATAAATCAATCCGCAGGCCTCTTCAATTCGGTTCAATTCCTTCCAGTCTATAAATGGCTGGTTATCGTAGAACGTTTTTCGTTCTCCGGTCTCAAACGGGAACGTTCCGGAACAGATATTGTCGATGTTCGACTCAAATCGGTTGATTTCATCTGTATAAAAGCCATAATCCGCATAGGTTTTATCTTCACCCATCTCCTCGAATCGGAAATCCGGCCAGAGGGAAAGTGCCTGCTGCCGGATCTCGTTCAGATTTCCCTTTATGCGGTTATAGTCCCCCACATTAAAGAAATCATCCTGTTTCCAGTTTGTTTTTGGTTCTACCCACATGAGTCATATCCCTCCTTGCTTTTATAGTCCCGGACAGAGCCCCATTAAACTTAAGAGTGTGTTCATAAATCCTCAGCAGTAAATCCGGAACATATTTAT